GAATATTCAGTCATCTAACTGCTCCGTAATTCTAAGGGCTTCTTCGTCCGCTTCGTAAAAACCGTCCTCTAGTTCTTTTTTAATGTAAGCAATGACTGATCTTAAAGACCCTTCAAAATAAACAACAGTTTCTTGATTTGTACTCCAACACATTTTTGGTGGAGCATCAAAAGTAATGTTCCACTCACCAAAACTTGTATCGTAATGATAATCAAATGTAACGCCATGTGGGTTACAAACCTCTTTTAATTTATTAAAGGTTTTCATTTCGCACCTCTAATTCCCACCCGCGTAAGCCTACACTTGTTAAACCTTCTACATTTTCATCAAGGTCTATATGGTATATAATAAGAGATTTATCTATTAAACCATGATGGTGACCTGTTATAGTGCCAGTTTTACCTTTTAAAAATTCACAACCTTTGCGTGGGGTGGAAATAATAATTTTTGAATTTTCTTGTAACATTTTGAACCTCTTTTTGTTTATATATACATACTATCAAGTGGGCTAATGTTGTCAACAAATTATTTACAAATAAATCGTGTAAGAACTGCTGTCAGTCGCTACACAAAAATAAATACTTCACCATTCATAATTTATGCTGTAAATATACATTTGACATAATAGGCGAGGATAAAATGAGTAAAGCGGAAGCCGCAACTGGTGGAAGCGCAAAACGTGGCCCGAAAGCACCCTCTAAACCATTGAATGACGAGGACTTTTTGCGTTTACTTAATATGGTAAGAATACAATGCACACAGATAGAAATATGCAGTATTCTTGGTATGTCAGACACCACACTAAATAGAAGATTAAAAGATAGGGGATACGAAAATTTTGAAGACCTCTATAAAAGGCACAATGACGAGGGCAGAATGTCACTTAGGCGTATGCAATGGCAAGCGGCTGAAGGCGGTAATACTTCAATATTAATTTGGCTTGGTAAACAATACCTTGGTCAAAAAGATAAAGCCGAAAGCACTGTATCAGGTGAGCATGTACACGCTTATAAATGGTTAAGCGATGACAGTTAAAACAATTAAGTATAAACCAAGGTCACTAATAAAATCTTACCATACGAGAACAGAACGCTTCGCCATCATTGTTGCGCACAGAAGGTTTGGTAAAACTGTTGCTGCAATTAATGATTTAATAAAAGATGCTTTAACAATTCCAAGGCCAAATGTAAGAGTTGCGTACATTGCTCCGTACTACAGACAGGCAAAAGCAATAGCGTGGGATTATCTTCTAGAGTATACTAGAGATATTGAAGGCGTAGAGTATAATGTTGCAGAATTACGTGCAGATTTTCCGAATGGTGCAAGATTTAGATTATTTGGTGCTGATAACCCCGACAGTTTGCGCGGATTATACTTTGACCATGTTGTGTTGGACGAACCCGCCGACTTTCCACATCGTGCATGGCCTACTGTTATAAGACCATCACTTGCAGATCGTAAAGGTAAAGCAACATTTATAGGCACACCAAAAGGTAGAAACCAATTTTACGATACTTTCGTTGCAGCTAAAAATGATCCCAATTGGCTTTCATTAATGCTCAAATCGTCAGAAACAGGCATTTTAGACGAAGAAGAATTAAAAGAAGCACGCAAAGCAATGGGCGAAGATAGATTTGAACAAGAGTTTGAGTGTAGTTTTGAAGCCGCAATACAAGGTTCTTATTATGCCTTAGAACTCAAAACAGCCGCACAAGAAAATAGAATACGAACTGTCCCTTATGATCCGTCTGTTGGTGTAACTACCGCATGGGATTTAGGAATTGGTGACAGTACAGCAATATGGATGGCGCAGTTTGTGGCGCAAGAGGTTAGATTAATAGATTATTACGAAAACTCTGGTGTGGGGTTGGATCATTATGCAAAAGAGCTCAGTAATAGGGGGTATCACTATTCTGATCACATCCTTCCCCACGATGTACAAGTTAAAGAACTTGGTACTGGCAAGTCAAGGCTAGAAATATTAAACACATTGGGTTTAACAGATATAACCATCGCACCAAAATTAAGTATAGAGGATGGAATACAATCAGCTAGGTCTATGCTTAACAGATGTTGGTTTGATGATGAAAAGTGCGAAAGAGGTATAGAAGCATTAAAGCAGTATCGCAGAGAGTTTGACGAAAAGCTTAAAACGTGGAGAGGTAGACCTTTACATGATTGGACATCACACGGTTCAGATGCATTTCGATATTTAGCGGTAGGTAAGCGAGAAAATAAAAATTGGGGTGAACCTATAAGAAGAAATTTGCAAGGAATAGCATAATGTGCTAATTTAATTTTAACAGCAGGAGGTTCTCGTATGGCAAAAAAGAAAAAACCTACTAAAAAGAAAGGCTTGTACGATAATATTCATGCTAAAAGACGCAGAATAAAAGCGGGAAGTGGTGAGCGCATGAGAAGTGCAGACGATCCCAAAGCTCCTTCAGCAAAAAATTTTAAAGACGCTGAGAAAACTGCTAAAAAACCTAAAAAGAAAAAGAAAGGTAAGAAATAATGCCCGGCTATCACAAAGGTAAAAAGAAAAAAGGTAAGAAAAAGTAATGCCGCCTGAGGAAAGGTTATTAGACAAATTTTTAAAATCTGTCAGACCTAAAACAAGACCAAAGCGTGTAGACCGTAATTCTGTTGTGCGTGAAGGCGAAAGAGCAACACCTTTTATGGGTTCGCGTGATCCTCAAGGTAGAATTGGCGTTTCAGGTCCTAAAGGTGGTGGAGAGGCCGCAAAAGCTCAGGTGGAAGTAGGTAGTCCTGCTTTTCGTCAATATAATACAGATGGCAAATACGGATATTATAACGATCAAGGTTTCTACGTGCCTGCCGATATAGATATGCGTGACGGTGGCGGTATGGATGCAAACGATACCTTTTTTGAAGGCGGTGGTTTAATGTCACTGCTCGGTAATATTGCAAAAATAAAACCATACGGTCAAAAAGATACACCTCGTGAGCAAATAGGTTTTCGTAATGTTGAAGATATGTTTGATCGTGGTGGTCCTCAACACAGTGGAGGTGAGTACAGAGGTGGCGGTAAAATAAGCATGTTGGGCAATATGATGGATCAAATTGGTGGAGTAGATCAAGGTACAAGAACTAGATATAATTACGATACAACACCTACTGTGGCGCAAGATGCAAATACTGTTGCAAGAACACCAGAGCGCGGCGCAATACCAAAGTACGCGTTAACAAATACTAACCAAAGTGTACCTATGAACGCAGCAGCAACTAGAGAGGTTGCATTACCTGCAATAGAGGCGGGCGTTGAGCCTTTATATAAACCTAATACAGTTTTTTCTTTTCAAGATAGGCAAGCTGCAATAGAGGCTTTGCGGCGTAGAGGTAATAACTTTGACCAATTAATGAAAGACGACCCTGCGGAAGCAGAAGAATTAATACAAGAGGCCATGAGAATGCAAATACCAACAGGGGTATAATGTGGCTGAAAAAAAGAAAAAAGATGCTAGGTTAGAAAAGGCAGGGGTTTCTGGTTATAACAAGCCAAAAAAAACACCAAGCCACCCAACAAAATCACACGTTGTAGTTGCTAAAGAAGGCGACAAAGTAAAGTTAATAAGGTTTGGTCAGCAAGGTAAAACTGGTGACAAAACAATGACAAAACGTGCAAAGTCATTTAAAGCAAGGCACGCAAAGAATATAAGAAAAGGCAAAATGTCTGCCGCGTTCTGGGCAAATAAGGTTAAGTGGTAATGAGTATAATTGACTATCTGCGTGATTTTAACAGCCCACAATCAGGTCAAAAAAGACGCGATTTTTTAGAAAATATGTTTGATTTTGAGGAATATGTTCCACCAAATCTACGTGCGCCTACACAATTCGTATTAGATGCCAACCCAGTAACAGGTATGGGTAATTCTGTAACAGAAAGTCGTGTTGCGTTTGACCCTACAAGATCAGCTGATGAACGTAAGCGTGCAGGCATTAACATGATGATGGAAGTCGGCTTAGCGGCGGCACCTGCAGTTCTTGGCAGAATGGGGTATTTAACACCACCAGTCGCACTTGCAGAAACCTTTGCGGCACCTACTCCGACTAGCGAAGGTATTAAAGATGCAACAACAGGTTTGCTATCAGATTTACAATATGGCGCAAGGTCAATAGCTGAAGCCGATCCGCGAGGAGTTTTAGAGGCATTTCAAAGCGGTGGGCAACCAACAGCATTAAGTGCAGGAGTTGTTGGTAGTAATATGGGACCACCATTAGACATTATTCAGTACTCACCAACGCTTAGATCGGCAGAAAATTTACCTCAAAATAAAGGCACATTTGAGCAAATGAAAGCCATGCTTTTAAAAGGTGGCGGCAAAGAAGAGGAAATGGACTGGAGTGGTTTTAATAAGCAATTTAGAAATAATCAAGTAGTTACAAAAGACGAAATTATAAAATATTTTCAAAACCAAGATGCACGTTTAGACACAGAAGTATTAAATGCAGGTAAAGGTCTAACACATTCTTTTACTTCCGAAGATGTTGACAATGTTTTTAGCGGTATATTTGACCAAATGTTGACAAGGTTTGAAATCCACCGAGATAGAAATAACCCACAACAAGGAATGTACGACCCAATACAAGAAAATATAGAAGATGGTTTTGGTAACGTAAATAATATGCCTGCAGAAGAAATTGTTGATAGTAATAATAACGTGCGTTCATTAGATGTAAGACAAACAGCCCAAAAATATGGCGCTTATGATATGAACCCAGACGATTATAGTGATTTAGATATAGCAGAAATGGCTGCCGAAACAGGAATGTCGGTAGACGAAGTAAGTAAAATAATTAAAAGCGGTAATGGGTTTAATTTTGAAGGTGACGAAGGACTAGAAATATTTGAAGATGGTTTGGCATTTCTTAAAAAATATGAGCCTAATTCTTATAATAATGCAATGGAAGTGGCAGAACGTTCTATGATGAGAATGTTTAGGCAAGACCCACCTGCCTTTATAAATGGAATGGTAACAAATGATGCTCCACCTTTTGGTTTGGGACAAATTGGGCGTGGTGATTATTACCCCGATGGTGTTGGAGATTTTGACGAAGGTATAACACAGTTTAGTCAGTATTTTCCAAATGGAGCTAATAACTATACAGAAACAGTATTTAGGTATAATCCAAAAACAGGAGAAATAGAAAGGGCATTTATTTCACCGAAAGGTCACTTTGGAGGAACAGGCCAAATAGTACACTCAAGAGTTGGTGATTTCGAAATAGAAACAGGGCTTAATCCCGGCTCGGTAGATAATGTAAGATACATTGGAGAAGTTCAGTCAGATATTGGGCAAAGTATTCAGAGAAGTAAACGTAAGGGAAAATCTAGGGGAACAGCGGCAAATTACGAAGAAACAGCGCTTGTCCCTAAATTAATACAAGCTAATCTAAACGATGATTTTTCCAGAAGTTTTGAAAATAACGCAATGTTTAAGCAAGGTGGCAGCGATCAAGCAATTCAAAGTTATGACAATATGAATAACAAAACTTTTACTAATATGTCACGAAGTTTTATTGAAACAATACAACAGCTTTCGGGATATGGTTACAGAAGTGGG